GAGCGTTTACGGGAAAACTTTATTTCATCCCAATTCTGAATACAAGATTTGGGAATATCATAGGAAATACTATCAACGGTAAGTACATATTTACAAAGCATTTTAACTCCTTTTGAACGTTCACGAGCAAATATATAGAAAAAGCCAACCGGTTTTCCGATTGGCTAAATTCTTGAAAATCACGCATTACAAAACACAGATGTAAGCATCAGATTTTAAGCATATTACGAAATTATCTAGTAAAAATAGAATTTATAAGGTAACCGGAATCAACTTAAAAACTATGTATCAATATAGTCTTTATATAAGATTTTATTCACTTTCAACTTATAAACGTTATTAGGATCATAATCCATCTTAAAATACTGAACTCCTTCTCCTAAAATTTGCATTATATTCTTTACATTACTTTCAACGCATCTATAACCGAAATAAATCGCTTCAATCATAGAGTTCTTATCAAGAGGAATTTGAAGATGATCATCTTTACAGCTTGGGTCATAACTAATTAATCTTATTTCATTTTCATATTTCCATTCTGTAGATTTCCATATAAACAAACTATTTGTATCTTTCTTTTTAGTTAAAATATCACATTTCTCATTTTTAGAGAGATAATGCACCCTCTTTAAATATTTATGAGAATAACCATTACCCTGAGCCTGTTTTATAAATACCGTTGAAAGTTTATATCTAATACAAAAACCTTTATGAGCATCAGCATAATGAGACCACATGACCACCTTTCTTATTAGGTTATTATCTAAACTTAATTTTTTATTTCCGACAAAACTTCTAATTTTAAAATATTGAAAAGAGTCACTGAAAGGCTTTATATGAGCATTATTTTTACAAATTCTATTCAAATTACTTTCACTTGACCACAAAAGAAATAGACTATCAAAGGGGTCATTCATTTTAGAAGGATGACACACTGTTATAGTATTTGATATTAAATCAGACAAAGAATAAATACTCACACTTCTAAATGAATAAACAATTCCTGACTTTACACCGTCAAAATCAGACTTTAATTGGATAGAATAATACTGTGACTTTATGTAAAATTCAGTCGCTTTATCTTGTTCACCTAGGATTGCATATATTTCTCCTGCAGCTCTATAAACATATGCTTGCAAAGAAGGGAAAAAAGTTCCCAACTCACACTTTAAATCATTTTCATCATACGCTTCAATCATATGAATAGAAGTATTAATTTCTATCATTGCGTTAGATAAATCTTGCTTATCCAAATACACACGTGCTTTCAAATAATGTGCCTGATAACAATCTATATCATCCAACCTAGAAAAATACTCTTCTTGCGTTATTTTAGAACCATAAAATTCATTAGCAAGTACCTCCAATTCATTTGTGGTTATTATTTTTTCATCCATTATAGTTTATAAAAAAATTATTCAAAATTAAATATTCAAACATAATATATTTTCGTGATATTATAAAGTTAATTCTCTAATAAGTCACACTATTAATATTTGAATTCTTGAAGTAGCATTTTCCGACCAGAAGAAATACGACTTCTTACAGTTCCAACAGGAATGTTCAGGATTTCACTTATCTCATCATAAGAATACCCACTAGCATAATACATCACACTATCAATACAACGAGATTTTTTAGCACACCGTTGTATTGTAGAAACCAAATCATCAAACAGTATTGAATGAGCTGTACAGTTAGAAATGGCACTTCCGTCTACCATATCAAGCCCTGTAAAATGTATAAGGGAATTTCTATTGTATCTTATTATATAAGTATTCCTCATTATAATAAGACACCACGGTTGAAGTGGTTTAGAACAATCAAATTTATCACGATTCACAAGTAGCTTATAAACTGTATCACCGGCTAAGTCTTCAGCATCTTGCATGGAACAGCAGAATTTTCTTGCCACCTTTAATATCCAAGGATATATTTCTGATAATTCCTTTTCAAAGTCCATTGTCAGCCCTCCTTATTAGGTGTATCTTCGGTTCGCCATTAATGCACCTTTCCACATATTTCCGGTGCATGATACTTTGTTCGTGCATTTCCTTAGCAGAACGCTCGATTGAACTAATAAGAGTGCCTATATCGGGGGGCAATAAGGCAATCATTTTTTTTACCTCGGACACTTCTGCCGTTATCCGATTACACTTCGTCTCTAATGTACGTAATTCTGACAATAAAACATTGTATAAATGCCTATTTATACAATGGATGCTGTTTTTTCTATTCATAAAAAAGTCGTTTGTGATTCTAAAGGAGATGTACAAACGACTGTATGAAATAATTCGCTTTAATTAAAAATTAATCGAATTACAGCATATATGTAATACCAATATTATCATGTGCTTCTTTTTCTGATCGATATTTCAACATCAGCTTGATGAACGATATTCGCATAGACAGCAGCATTAATTACACGGGAATCAATACTCATTTTAAAGAATGTCATTAGAAAAGCAATCTCTGCATCAAAAGAAGAACGAATTTGTTCAGGAGTAGCCTTACTTCCTTTATGTTCCTCACTGCGTCTCTCCTCATTCCGTTTTTGCTCAAAAATTGCAGAATGAAGTAAATAATCAAGCTTCGATATAACTTGCTCATCACTCATATTTCGGGTATCTACATTTAGTTGACCCAATACCTGACGAACATCATCATAAAAGCCAAGAGAAACAAGAGCCTGACAAATACGAAGACTCAATAGTTTGGCACGTTCTTTCAGCATATCCTCTTTGTCCATTACCATAGCCTTCATATTTGAAGGATTAACAATACTTCTGTATTCAATGAGCAATTTAGATGCTATCTCTTTAAGCGTGCTCTCTGACACAAATTCGCGACCCGAAAGCAAACAAGCATAGTTTCCGCATGAAAGCTCAATGAAATCATTCAATGTTATCTGATTTAATCTTTCAATCATGACTATTTCAGTTTAGATAACTTATACAGTTCAAATTCACGGTTAGAAGCATCCTGACGCTGCATTTTAAGACTCTTCATCAAAAGAAAATTTGTTCTATCAACCCTTTTTTCTAATCGGGAATAATCATTGAAAACAATGGTGTCACCGGAAGAAGATGCAAAATATGTCGGTGAAAATGTAGGAAAGTCCCAATCCGGCATATCAAAATTAGAGATATCTACCTTATCAACATCAGGAAAGACTTGTGCACCTTTAGGAATATCAACTAAAGTTGGAGCATCAGGAGTAATCCATGCTTTTCCGGAATACATGATAACTTCATGTTTACCGGCATCACCAACTAAAGCGGTACCGCCGGGATGCCTATCATTACCTTTAGTACCGTCTGCATAGGAAGGAATAGGAGTTGCAAGAATTGTTGCTACTTGCATAGCCCCCATTGCCCCGATAACAGCAGCCATAACAGCACCGGCAATCGGACCTAACTGGAAAGCCTCCATAATACCACGAGCCGTCGCAATTCCCGTTTCTGCTACTTGTACCCCTTTGTTCCAAACAGCTTGCTTATGCGCAATCTCTTGCTTTTGCCTTTCCAGCTCTTTATTCTTGGCTTCAGTCTGATCCTTTGCTGCACGTTTACGTGCTTCTGCTTCCTCTTCAGATATGGCCCCCGATTCTGCTAAGTTCTCTATTCGTTCAATATCCTCATCATACTTTTCCTCATTGGCTTCCCGTTCTTCCTCTATTTTCTGAATCTGTCCATCATAAATAGAAGAGACTAAGTTTCCAATGGTCCCCACAGCTTGAGATGCAGTTTGAAGCCACTTTTTCAAGTTTTTCTGACGCTCTTTCTGAGCTTTCTCATCCGCTTTAGTAACCTTATTGATAGCCTCAATCTCCGCTTCTGCTTCTTTTTGGGCAAGGTCTGCTTTCAATTTAGCAAGTTTCTCCTCTAGTTTCTCCCTTTTATCCGTACTCAAATTGGCAGTAGCAAGTTCGGACTCCAAAGCATCAATAGCTGCTTCAGCAGTTTTACGTGCATAGTTTAATTTTAGCTGATATTCAAGTTCTGCATACTCCTGCTGGGTTATTTCCTTAGAAGCTAACTGTTTTTTAAGAGCAAGCGTATCCATAACATATGCAGCATCCCGGATTTCCTGCTCATGCGCTGCATTCTCTGCAATTAACTGCACCTGATCGGATGCATGTCTTTCGTTAAGTTCTTGTTTCTTTTTTGCATATTTTTCGTCAATGAGAAAAACATCTTCACCTGTTTTCTCCGCTGCATCAATTTCTGCTTCACGTTGCAACTCCAACTGGTGCAATTTCAAATCAAGTTCTTCTTGGGACCCCTTTTTTACAACAGCAAGAGCGTTCTCAACATCTTTCTTTTCACGGTCAGAATTATACTTAATAGAGAATTCATCTAATTTATCCTGCATTTCTTTCGCCAAATTCTGACGAATAGCAATTTCTTCTTTACTATAACCCTTAACAGCAGCAATCTTCTTTGAGTACGCTAAACCAATTTTAGCAAGTTCCTTTTCTAAGCCTTCATCCATGAGGGCGAGTTCAGATTCTTGATAAGTTTCTTTAATCTTTTGTTTTTCCTTAGCAGCTTTCTCCAGTTCACGTTTTTCTTTATCTGTGAGAGGTTTGTTAAATGTACTTCCCATATTTTCCTCTTGATAATCATTGGTAATACCTTTGATTTGCTCCATTTTTTCTTTCAACCCAGCAACATATGCAGTTTGCTCTTCAACAAGCTTGAAAGACTCATCTATGTCTTTTTTCATCTGATTAGTAGTTTTTTGAAGCCCTAGGCCTTGTTTCAATAAACTACGATTATTATACTCACTCCACTGCTTTTGGTTTCGTTTAGTATAAAGTTGCAATCTAGCTTCTTCTTGTGATAAAGTTCTTTCCAATATTTTAAGTTGTTCTCCTCTAGCTTTCTCAAAAGCTTCTGCACCGTCAACTCCCTCTTTTCTATATTTCAAAGCGACCCTATCAATACTTTCCTCCTTAGATTTAACCCATTCCTTATCCAATTTAGCAGCTTCTTGACCGTTACGAGCTGCATTGGCTAATCTTTCTTCACCAAGCTCTTCAGCAGTAGCAATAACAGCACGCATAGAACGAACAAGTTCAGTAAATTCATTTATAATTCCAGATAAAACGCCAGTATTCTTTCCCAAAGAAATCATGAGAGCTTCCCAAGCAGAACTTAAACTGGCAATTGCTCCCTTTGCATTATCTTCCATAGTATGAGCCATGTTCCCTAATTCACTCTCAACACCTGTAATCTGGTCACGCAAAGGAACTATTTTATCGGCAGCAGTTAAAAAAGCGTTGAAAGCAGCGACACTTCGTTTATCTGTCATTTCAAGAGTACTATTCAAATCTACTCCCTGCTCTTTCAATTTTTGCAATCCAGCGACCAATTCAGGTAATGTTCTCACCGGACCACCTAACGACTTGGCAAGTACCCCGTTTGTATCGGCTAAATTTAGAAGAATATTACGAGTAGCAGTAGCAGACATTGAAGCATCAAATCCTGCATCTGCCAACTTACCAACCAATGCTAAAGTATCTTCAATAGAGAAATTAAACGCTTTAGCTACTGGCCCCACGATTGGAAGTGCAGTAGCAAGATATGAAAAAGACAATGCACTCTTTGTTGTCGCAACAGCCATTGCAGATACATAGCGTTCAGTCTCACGGGTATCAGCATTAAACATTCTTAATGCAGCTCCTGTCAACGAAGCAGCCTCTCCCAACTCTGCACCGGTAGCTTGAGCAAAACGTAAAACAGATTCTGTTGCATCTAATATTTCTTTTCTTGTAAAACCTAATTTCGCTAATTCAATCTGCAATTCGGTAGCTTCAGAAGCTGTATATTTAGTTGTAGCTCCCAACCTTTTAGCATCAAGAGTTAATTCTTTTATTTGGTCTGATGTGGTACCGAGTATTGCAGCAAGCCGGCTATTAGCAAATTCAAATTCAACAACACTACCTACACCCTCACGAAGTTTAGTGAAAAGAGCAACGACACCACTTACAACAGCTTGCGCACCTATATATCCAGCAGCCCATCCTTTCAATCCGGCACTAACTTTACTTAATCCAGGAGCCATCTCCGTTTTAAGCATCCTTCCTGCATTCTGGGCAATAATACCCATATTCTGCATGGACTTATTACCGTTCTGTATTTCAATCCATGCCGCCTTTACTTCTTCCCGATATGCACCGATGGTCATTTTCTGTTGACTATATCGATCGGAATTTCGCTTTATGTAATCGGTATTGATTCCGATTGTAGAATTAAGACGGGCAAGCGTACGAATATAATTCTCATCAGTATCTTTCAGTAAATCAACAGCCTTTTGAAGCTGCTTATTCATTTCCTTTGCCTGGGAACGACTGTGTACTTCCTGATTAGTTAGTATTATTGCCGACCGGATAATCTTTAAACGTTCTTCTTCAGATAGAACAGCTTTCTTACGAGTAGTATTACCGACATTCTGCGCTTTTGTCAAGTTAGCTTCCGCTTTAGCTGCTTTTTCCAAGGACACAGCATTATCTTGATTAGCCTTAGTGAGTTTCTTTAATTCAGCAGAAGACAGTTTTTCTACATTTAACTTTTCCTCTATCCTCTTGCTTACGGCTTGGGTTATTTCAGACTGTTTTCTAAGAGCCTCTGTTAATTCGTTAGATGCAGAACCTGCAACTTTAACTTGAGTTTTATAAATGTTACCTAACTTCTCCAAGTCAGCGATGCCGTCCACATTTATCTTTAGACCTTTTGCAAGCTCAATAGCTGCATTTTTATAAGTTTCCCTTACTTTACCAATAGTATTATCAAGTTCAATCAACTTTTGAATCTCACTATCTTCAACGAAATCTTTTAATTTTAAATCTGCCATAATTACAGGTAATGTCTATATTCAACAATCTTTCCTTTTATCTCAACTCCTAGTTTATCAAAAGCATAGGTACCATCTTCTTTCTG